CAGATTGATCAACATCAGCGCCTGCACCCAAATCTGGATTAGTAATATCTTGGTTATCACCAAAACCAATCGCGCCTTGGTCATAAGTATATTGAGATCCAGGGTCAACTTCAGATGGTATAATGTTCTGCGTTAAAGCAGGATCATCATCTCGCAAATCTGGGAACAGCGCCGCCTCCCTGTCTAAAATCCTATCAGGTCGCTCTATGTTCATAAAATTTGATGCAAAACCTGATTCAGCACCAACTTCTGGAACAAAAATCTCTGGAGTTACATCAGAAGAAGGAGGAAGAGTAGCAGCACTCTGAAAAGCCGTGCCACCGTAATTCTGTAAAGCACTCTCCATCGGACCATCTATGTTAGGATTATTCTGCTGTGCCGCTGATTCTAACGCTAATTGTTCTGACGCTAACCTCTCAGCCTCTTCTCTAGCTTTTCTTCTACGTCTTCTTCTCTTTCGTCTACTAGATGCATCAGAAAAACTATCTTGTACACTTTGAGCCTCTGACGTAATCGCCTTGCCGCCAACATTCCCAATACCCGCAGACATCATACTCGCCGCAGCTTGCGCATTCGCATTACCGCCATTCGCAAAATACTGAACAATGCCACCGTCCTCAAACTCTTCAACATCATCATCGTCATTTATTGACCCATACACAGGATCTACTAAATAATCGAAAATATTAAATTCAATCGGACTCGCAGGTAAATTAATAGCACCAATAGGACTAACCGCAGTCATTGTCGGACCCGCTGTAGTCGTTAAAGTGTTAGTTACAGGGTCTTGAACAAACTTAGATTCATATTTTGGAATGTTTATTTTAGGACCATATAAAGCAGACATCTCATATGTTTGCTGACCCTCTGGATAACCACCAGTAATTGAACCAATATCTCCTGTGAAATTGTCATAGTTAATAGGCTCCTGAACAACAGGCTGTTGAACAACAGGAGAGTAAGATACAGAAGGCTGAACCTCCTCAACAGGCTTAACTTCCTCAACAGGATCTATTTTCTCAACAGGATCTATTACCTCAACAGGGTCTAAAACCTCAACGGGGTCTTGAGCTTGGTACTTCTGTGTCCAATGCTCACCCTTTTGATACAAATTCCAAGCACTAGACTCATTAGTAGGTAAACCTTGAGCCTCCCTGTTCTCCTGAACCTGTTTTGAATACGCAACACTAGCAGGTAATTCCTCCTCGCCGTATGTATCGCCCATCGTAAAAGATGAATCGCCAATCTCATAAGTGCTCGTATCAGGATCAAATCTATTAACAGCACCACCATCGTCAAAATACTGAGTATCGCCAAGCCTAGTTCTAGAATCATTCGTAATCGGACCTAAACCACCAACTATACCGCCCATCTGCATAGGACGCGGCGTTGGCGTTCTCATCATAGGCGTTTTAGGCGCAACCATACGCTGTTGCGGCATCATCTGAGGTGGACGTTGTGGCATCGGTAACGGACGCTGCTGCGCCGCAAACATATTGCGGTTCATCATACTCTCTAACGAGTCACCAAAACGCCTCCTTCTAGGCGCATTTGAACCCTGCTGTGGCATCTGAGGCTGCGCCATCTGAGGCTGCGGAGGAGGCATACCCGCCAATGGCATAGGTGGCATAGGCGCAAACGGATTGCCACCCTGCGGTACAGGAAAAGTACCAGGACCACCCATCGGAACCATCGGTGGCGTTCCGCCAATCGGAGGAGGTGGGCCACCCATCGGAGGAGGTGTACCTGGCATACCTGTCTTTACGGGAATCGGCATCTAAATCTCCTTAATACTGAGGCTGCGAAGGCTGACTTTGAAATTGATTCTGAGAACCGCCATAACTATTGTTATACGTTCCATAAACACTCCCAAAATTACCCATACCCCCACCATATGTAGGTGAAGTGCTACCAAACATAGCGCCAAGACCAAAACCAGAAAGAGGACTTTGATACGGCTGCTGATATGGCTGACCATACGGTTGTTGGTATGGTTGCTGATATGGCTGTTGGTATGGTTGTTGGTAAGGCTGTTGATAGGGTTGCTGATACGGATACGAAAGATTAGGAGTCGTATTAACAGATGAAGGTGGAGTCATAGGCGGCGAAGGCGTAGGTGTAACCCTCGGCTGTGGCGCAGGATTAACTACAGGCTGTGCCATAGGAGGTCGTGCTACAGGAGGCATTGGCATAGGACGCGTCACAGGAGGTCGAGGATTTCGGATAATATCGTCTATCCTTTTTTTAATTGCATCAATTTTTTTCTGCTCATCTGTAAAAGGAAGGGGTAAAGGCTGAGTAGCATTCGGAGGACGAGGCGCATTAATAGGAGGATACGGCATAGGAGGATCTAATCGGTAGTCTTCAGGATCACGAGGAATAGGAATTGTAGGCATATTCGGCGGAAGAGCAGGTCCACCGCGATAAATAGGCGGCAAATTTGGTAGCCTAGGACGGAAATCATCCGCAGGTGGCAAAGGCTCTGGCATTACATTCGGCGGAAGAGGATTAGGCATCCTCCTATCAGGATTGCGTATCGTGTCTATATAACGAGCACCTGGAACTCCAGGCAAATTAATCCCCCTCGGACCCCTGCTCCTATCCCTATTTTGTAAATATTTTAAAATCGCTATCTGTCTAGGGTTCATAGTTCTAGAAGATCCTAATCCACGCCTGTCATTAAAAACATTTCGCTGTCTGTTCATTATTTGATTGATTAAATCTAATTGGTTCATAATTAAACCCCTATAAAATTTAACGACATCCTAACAGCAAGTTAAAATTTAATCAACACACTCTAACAATCCATTCTTCATCATGCTTTTTGCCAACCTATGCCTATTAGAATAACAATAATTCTTGCCGTTATACTCGCACATCTCAATCGCTAACCTACGAACAAACTTTAACTCGCTCTCGCCACCCATCATATGACTCACAGCAATAAACGGCACAACCTCACTCGCAGTCTGCGCCTCAAACTCAAGAACTTCACAATAATCTAACTTATATCTAGGCATCAATTGGTTCTCGCGTTAAGTTTAAATCATTACCAAACCTTTTATGAACCTTCATAATTTGACGCTCAGTCGCATTTACATTGCCCATAACATCAATATAACAAGGATCACCATCTTCATCAGTAAAAGTAAAATATATTCTAGTGCCTCTATCGTTGCCGAATGGTAACTCCGTAAAATACGAAATCTGATCTATATTAATGCAGACAGAATCCGCACTACTACAATTCTTGCTAAAAAATGCAAAACTAGCCATAACCTTTTCTCCTTATTACTAATGTTTAGCATATTATGGGACTGTCTAGGGTACCTGTCAAGGGGAAGGGTAGGGTACCTAAGACAGACAGACATGGACACCCCCCTTTATGGGGGAGTCCTAATGTCTATAGGGTACCTTGCGATTTTTTTTAAAAAATTTTTTTGTGGTGGCTGTTGGTGGAAAACTTAGTGTAAGCTGACTGACCGACACAAGTACAAACAGGGGGGGACCATACCTGCCCGCCCCGATAATCCGAACAATTGTTCATATTGCTTAGGGTACCTTGCAAAAAAAAAGCGGGCAATGCCCGCTCTTAATTTTATGCGCTGCCCTATCGCAGCGCGGATATTCTATTTTGCCAATGCTCGAACTCGCTATCGTCCAATCCCGCCCAAATGCTAGGTATGCCAATTCTATTTTCGGGAAGTAATGTCACGCCGTTTGTCTCGCTCTCAATAGTTTGTAGAACTTGATAACGTGTAAGATCCGTACCATCACCATATCTAGCGCCGTTGGATTGTTGCGTATGAGTGACTACAGCATTATCACCAACGCGTTGTCTAATTTCGGAAACGGCGGCGCGAACGCGTTGTTCGCTACAACCTGTTGCATCCATAATTTCTCGAGTTGATACGCCGTTGTCATTTCGCATCATAGTATATTGAACGCCAACTCTTGAACCATTGCGAAATGGCGCGATAGGCGTTTCAATCGTTGTCGATCTATTGCCTTGTTCAACTCTTGCTTCAATCGTCCAATTAACAAAATTGTCTAAGAATTGCATCCAACGCCAAATTTTGTCGGCTTCAATCGTGCCGCTATGCTGCCTAAATTCTATGGTACCGTTACGCCAAGTATCAAGGTTAATAGCGTAAAACTTGCCATGATTTAATTCGCTAATAGTATTGGCGTTTTCAATTTTGGTGGCGTTCAATGGTTTGCAATATCTGTTATTGGTGCGAGATCTAGGAAACATGCCATTGATAATATTTTGTTGACGTTCCCAACGCCAATTTAAATCTTTTACTATTGGAAACTCAAAAGTATCGCCATGCTCTGATAAAAAACGGCCTGTACGCTCAGTATGTAAAATACTATCGCCTGTAAAACGTGCCGCGTGAGTTGTGTCGGCTAGTGGCGCGTTGCCTATGTGAACGTGCAATCCACATGATTGATTAATGCGGCAATCCGCGTTACTCAATACAGTACAAACGCTTTCAAGGTATTCTTTACCAACTTGGCATAATGTTATCGGTGGCAATACTATTTCGGCATCCACACTAGGCGTTCCATCGGGTTTTACTAAACAGCCTTTTATGCCGTTATTATGTAATGCGCTTTGAACAATGCTAACTGAATTGCGGTACGTTTCTATTTCTATTCCAAATGTTAAGGTCATAATTATATCTCACTATCTTTTTTTTATTGATTTATTAATTGCTGTAATTGGTTCATATTTAGCCATTGGTGGGTTGGGTTATCCCTATGCGCATATTTTGCGCGGCGTTCTATAATCTTTTCATTACGGCGTTGTTTACCGCTTATTCGCATACCACTAACCCAATTCTTAATATTTTGTGACGGTGGTTTTTCATCAGCGATAAAGTCTAACATATCATCGTGAAATTTTTCATTATGGCTTTTATGATTTTGACCTAGTGACAAACTAGGTATTGCCATATGGTCATCGTCAAAATTGGAAAATAGATTTTCTATTTCATCGGTTGGTAGGTCTATTGTAAAATCTAACATAATTTTCTCACTCTCTTTTTTTGTTTATACCTATTATTGACATAAATTTATTTATATAACAAGTAAAAAATCCCATAAAATCCTAAATTATTCGGATTATTTTTGCCAAAAAAATCTAAAAAAATCTAAAAAAAAAGAAAAAAATTATAGATAATATGTATATAAATAAGGGTATATATACATATATCCCGAACCCCGAACCCGAAACCCCGAAGCCCGAACCCCGATGGCCCGATGGCCCAGGCTCGGTGAAGAGAACGAACAATTGTTCGGGTTGTTGTCCCAGGCAGCGGGAATGCAGCGGGAAGATACCAGGAGACAGAAGTGCCCTGGAGCTGCTTGCCTGGTTGTCAGCGCCCTGGTATAATAACCCGAACAATTCTTCGGGCAATTCCGAAGCGCCTGGGAAGATCAACCCGAAACCCGATGTATGCCTGAGAAGCCCGTAGCGCCTCGGCAGTAACCCGAACAATTTTTCGGCTTATCGGACCCCGAAACTCCTCCTCCCCCGCCTCCTCCGTCAAAAAAACGGGGTTGGGGGGCGGATACGCACCCTCCCCAAGCGTAAAGACTACTCTGCCGCCTCCTGACTATAGTTCGTTATAGGATTTTGTTCGGGTTCTGTGGGATTTTCTGCGGGTGTTACGTCAATCATGCGGTTTTTAGCACGATCCATAAACTCTTGAAGCTGTTCTACGATCTGCTCACGGCTGAGATTGTCAACATGTTCGTGTGTTACATGGCTACGGGCAACCATTAACCCCGTTACCTTTAACCTGAGTTCCTCGGCTTTAATCGCTGCTCCAAAGTTACCTTCTTGCCATGCCTCATCCCGCAAGCGTTGCATATCCCGAACAGATTTGGTTATTGATACCCCGTACTTTGCTTCAAGCTCTAAGCGCATCTCCTCCATGCGCTCTTTGACCTTTGGGTTATTAAGAAGCTGCACTGCTGAGACATTTGCATTCTTATACCCTGCCTCCCTAGCTGCTGCGGTCTGTGTCATATCTTTATGAATGTAGTTATCCAGAAACTTCTGCTGCGGCGGCGTTAGTCTCTTTTCTCCTTTGGCTACCTGCTC